AAACTTCCTTATTAAGTTTTTTTAAGTTTTCTGAGAAGTCTTCTAAATCATTTAACTTTGTAAAGTCTGTCTTTGCCTTTAAATCATTTTGAAAATCCGTTGTAAATTTTTCAACCTTATATTTAAATTCTTCCAAGGAATATCTCGGAAAGTTTGGTGGTATTAATCCCTTTCTTTCATATATGTCATATACCTCATTTAACTTTTGTCTTCCTTTATATGTGTTAAAAAAACTTTTATTCCCATTAGGTTCTGTAACCGTTATTTGAGTGTTATACATCTTAGGAGCATTTACCGCGTAAGACAAAGGGGTATCAAAAAGTAATGCTGTAAACTTACCAACAAGTTTTAATGAAATATTGTAATTACCTGTGTCAGCATCGAAAGTGGCATTAAAAGACATTAAAGAAAGTCTATATCTAATTGCTTTACCATAATAACCTTTAAGTGTTAAATAAAACAATGGATAAGGGAAATTAAAAAAAGCAGAATATAAAGAATTTTCTCCTTGTTCGAATAAAGACCTTCCTTGTATATCAACCATTTCAATATTGACTTCAGGAACACCTGACGCCTTTATTGCCACTCTAATTGATTTAATCCCTAAAAGTTGTGTATCTTCGTAGTTCCTTACTGAACGTCTAAATACTTGTCTACCGTCTACAGAAGCAACTCGTTCTGCGCTTTGATTAATACCTAAACCATCTCTTGAACCCTCACCCGTTAATTGTTTTGACCAACTTGTATCAAATTCAGTTTTACCTTTCGGTTTTAAGAAATTAACTTTCAAAGCATCATCACCACCAAAAAGAGTTGCAATACTTGTTGTATTTTCTATAGTCGGAAAACCTTCTCCGATTGCTAATTTTGTTCTCGGGATTATAAAAGTTTCTAAATTAGCATAATAGACCAATTCTTCGTGGTCAACAAGACGTTCCTGTTTCTTTCCATCTGAATTATAAACTTCATTTGGGTTTACAACTACGATGTTATCATAATCAGTTTCAATATAAATTTTTTTATTTTGTTTTTGTCTAGCGGCCATAATAAAATATATAGGTATCTAATGCAGATTTGTAGTCTTGTAATGCCGCAGTTAAAGGATAAGGTATAATTAAAATAGTACCATCAGGTATATTTTGTTCTAATCCACCAAAAGATGCATTTGCAGCCAGTATCAACCAACCAAAATATGGTGTACCATACTTTTCAAAACTAATTTTATCCAATCTACTTCTACCTGTTCGATAAAGATATTGTTGGTCTGTAACTCTCGAAGGTATAGATAAAAAAGGTACTACGGTTTGTTGTCCGTTTATTAAAAAATCTTTGTATCTATTATAATAGTCCATTACTTAAATGATTTTTGTAAGTTAAATTTATCCCCTTTTGGACTTTTATTAGAATAAATAATTTTTAAGTCTTCGATGGTTTTTTCTGTTGGTGTTAATTGTGATTCGTACCACATTTTTCTTACTTTACCCTTAAGTGAAGTCTTGTAAGTATTAAATAATGGATTATAAAAAGTTGCCCTATAATCGGATATTTTTTTGTCAACCGTTGTTTTTGAGGATTTGTATATATCAACAAGACCATTACTTCCTGTAAGTGTAGTCATGAGCCAAGTCATCCAATTAGTTTTTGATTCATCACTAATATCAGGTATTGCGTTTAATATTAAGTTTTCAGCAAACTTATTTGGGTCGTCTATAATTTCTTTTCCAAACAACATAAAATATACAACCTTATTTGGTGGTTGTGGTGTACTAAAATACATATCCTGTGTATAGTTTTCACTATAATCATAGTCACCTGTTGGTATCAAACTAAACTCTATTAACTTTTGATTCACGTCATTCAAATCGTTTTTGATTAAAAGTGAATCTTCAATCAATTCTTGTAAAGTATTATTCACACCTGTTAGTGTTGGTTGAGTTACTTCTGTTGTACCAGATAAATTATAAATGATTGTTGAATTATTTTTCTTTATAAACCCATCATTACTGTTAGATACATAATTTATTTTATCAATCAAATTGATGTAATTCAATTCTGTATTTGTTATCTCGTTTGAATAGTTTTGTAGTGAATTCAACATTTTATCTTTTTTAGAATCAATGTCTTTTTTAATTTGTCTTTTAACTTTTCTTATTTCTACATCAGATAAATTCTCATTACCAATACCGACAAGTAGTGGAGTTATTCCATTATCAACATCAGTTTTAGCCTTTGTAGCTAAATTGTCCATTTTTGTTTGAATCTTGTCTGAGTAACCAAAAATAGTTGCAGTATCCGTCATATTACCACCTAAATAATTAAAGTTACCCTCAGTATATTTTCTATCTTTAGTAAAGATTTGTAACCCACCAAATAAAAATTCTTCATTAATTTTTTCTAAAGTTGTTGTTACCTTATCTGCATAATTTTTTGTACCGTCTACTAAATTACTAAAAATATCTTTATATTCAATTGTACCTGTAGTAACGGATGTATCTATGTTTAATACATTTGTTAAAGTTTTACCGATAGTAACACCTCCATTATTTATTTCAGGTCTTGGAGCTGAGGTGTCTACGACACCTACTTGTTCTTCTACTTGGTCTAAAATCTGTCTATCGTATGTTTCTAATTGGTCTAAAGTTTCTGTGGATTCAGCACGTTCGTCATACATTTCAGTATTAGCATAGTAATTAAATGATAATGCATTTTGTAACTTAGCAACAGGTCCTGCTAAACCATGAGCACCAATGAAACTAAAAGATATACTTACTGTTGCTATCATAGGTTGGATACCGATACCTTCAGGATTCAAATCAAATTTACCGTCATCATATTTTAATGATATTTGGTCGATTGCTATTTTAGTATTGAAAAAGTCACCAATTCTAAGAACACAGATAGGAGGTGCCCCAAACGCACTATTTGAAACATCATTATATATTAATTGTTCTTGTCCTTGACCTGTTGTAGAAACGGTAGGTATTGTATCACCAGGTCTCATACATTGTTGTAGGAAAACCAGTCTGGAATTTAATCCTTCAGGTGTAATAGAGTGGAAAGCGGGTTGAAAATATTTTATTTTGGATTTTATTCCGTCATAAATCATAGGATTTGTTCTTTCCAAATATTCAAAATAGTTACATTCTGTTAATAATTTTCTAGCCAAACGTTTAGTTAAGTCTTTATATGTTTGTCTTTCTTGTCTATTTACCACTTGTTCTCTAGTGTTTGGTGGTGTTACAGTATTAGGGTCTGAATCAGGTTGTTGATTAACAAAAGGGTTTGTGGACGTATTTGGTTGTTGTGAAGTGGTGGTGGTTGGTGTTATATTACTCTGACCAATAATAGTAAAGTCTTGACCTGCGGTCTCTTGATTAACTTGTGTATTACTTGGTTGTTGTTCACCATTTTCATTTTCTGAATTATTTTTTGTTACTTCAACATTAAATATTTTAGTTCTTCTACATGCCATGGCGTTTACTGAAACGGTACCCTCAGCACTATTAGTCTTAAATGGTTTATTACAGTTAATTGATTTATAATATAAATCATCAATAATTGCATCTTCACCTGATGGTGTTGCAGATGTGATAACTAATTTTCCTTGTTCTATAAATTTATCAAATTTAACACCATCATAAGATTGTTTTTTAACCCATTTAATAACCGAGTCTAATCTTCTTTTTGAAAGGTGTAAATTATAACTATTATCACTTACCGCAGATGCACTAGACCCTAAACTAAATTTAATTGTATTTCCGTCGGCCATTAATGGACCTATAGTCTCGATGAACTTTTTAGCTTCATCAAATTCAGATTTGACGAATTTGAAAAATTCAGAAATCTCACTTTTTCTTGTATCAATAAAACTATCAAGATATTTGTCTTGTGCCGCCTTATCTAAACCTAAAACAAAATTTGTAACATCTGTTTTTTGTGCATCACCATATTGTATAATTTTATCTAATGCTTTTTGATATTCTTGGTTTTCGCAACCACCATTTAAGTAACAACTTTCAGAATTAATATATTTGTTATACCATAATTCAAAATCTTCGTTGTCCCCCACAGTATCCACTCTAGTATTTTTACCTATTGGATAATCGTTATCAAAGTAAAAACCAATATCAGGGAATGAAATATTTGTGGGTTTTGGTGTTTCATTAGGTGTTGTTTGTGTCTGTCCGCTAGCAGGATTAAGTTCACAATCTTGTCCTGTTGGTGTTACAATATTTGATGGGTCGGGGGTTACTATATTTGGTGTGGTTCCTCGTTTAACACATATATCCCCCTTGTCACCAGCACTTAAAGTTAATATTTGTTGGTTACCACTACAAGCGGTATACTCCAAATTGGTATTTAAACCAATTTCATAATGAAATACAACACAATCTGAAGCCCTTGGAGTTGTTTCAGTTTGACCTCCGATATCTATATTTTGTTGAACTGTGGTATAACTATTTTGTTCTACAACCGTTACTAAATCTTCTTGTGTAAGAATTTGAGCTTGGAATATATCACTTGGTGTAAAATTAGGAAACTTAGATACTAAATCCCATAAATCATATTTAGTACATCCAGCAAAAAATGAATCAATAATTTGAGTTATTTCGTTACTATCACTGATATCTTTCAATTCCTCATCAACCAATAAGTTTAGTATTGATGGGTGGTCAACTATTATCTTAAAGGATACGTTACCCTTTCTTGATGTATTAGTATATGTATATATTGGTTCTGTACGACCTAAAAAGTTATTATCTTGCCATTGAGTTGATATACTTTCATCAAATGATAACTCATAAGGGGGGAACCACATAATTCTACCTCCATTTGGTCCTTTTTCACATGCCGGTAAATCATCATAAGTGTAACCTTTTTTATTTGAACTACCCCAAGCTAAGTTCTCAAGAGAGAACATATATTTTTTAACCCTTCCATCTCTCAAACTACTACCTTCAACAGGTGCAATATTTAAGTTATACGTACTATCTAATACTGATGAAGTAAACTTTCTAATATTACCATCCGTTTTTTGTAACTCATCAAATGTATAATATGGTCTATCTTTTGTGAAAACTCTACAATATTCTAAACCTTGGACTTGTCCTCCACCTGTTGAGTTTTTAGTTGTCCATCTTAATGTTTTAGAACCCTTAGTAATTTCTTGGTACCCATCATTGAATACTTTGGTAATTTGATTAATTGCATTACCTACGTGTTCTTTTGGGTTTTGAACGGACTTTCTTTGTCCCGCATCTATTAACTTTTGTGTTACATCTAAGATTGAACCTGGTGTAAAATTGTATCTTGTGGACTCACTTTTTCCAAAGTCAGTAAGTTGTCCAAACTTAAATTCACTAGTGTCTTCAAATTGTTCACCACCTCTCCCCTGTAATGCGCCGGGTTTAGGGTTATTTACATCATTTGATTCCTTATTTCCAATCCATGTAAACCCACCAAATACACTACTACCTATAAGTATACACCCATCTTTTGTGCTACCAGCACTATAAAAGTTTCTACTGTTTATACCAAATAGTGTACCATCAAGTTGGTCCGTCTCATAAAGTTTACCCATATTTGAATAAGATTGTACAGGTCCAATAGATGAACCAGTTCTATCTTTATTTTGAGGTAGTTCTGCGGCAGGTGATAATAATTCTGCAAGATGATTTTTTCTTTCACCAATATAAAATACACCTTTTGGTGCAGTTAGGTTAGTACCGATTTTATAATTTGGTCTATACTGATTGTATTTTAATTGGTCATATAATAATTTTCTAGTAGGAATTGATGTATATTCTAACATCAACTCAGAAGATGATTGATTTGCTCCTTGTAATGCACTGAATAAAGAACCAATAGCACCTCCTATTAAAGATAAAGGATTTACAAAAGGTCCGTTAATTATACGGTCAGGATAATCAAAATACTCACCAGGTATATAAGAATAAGGTGAATATAATCCCGCTAACTTAGCTGCAAAATTAATTCCCTGACCAAATAAGAAGTCAGGTGTTGTAATATTATAAACTCTTGATACGATAGGAATGTTCCCCGTAAGTAATCCAATCGCATCAAAAGGGTCTGTGTTTGGTTTTGCGGAAATTTCACCCGTAACTGGGTCTACGTTTGAATTAAATATATTTACTTGACCTAATGTTTGTTGGTAAAGTTCTAAAGCTACTCTGTGTTTAAATTCTTTGTTCAAACTTTTAGCACCAATCATTGCTAAATCAGAATCCTCAGACAAAGAACCCTCAGAACCTGACGGGTCATCCTCTAATAAAATACTATAAGGAGTGTAAGTTGATGGTAAAAATATAAACGTATTATCAGAATTAGCGTATGGTAATTGTAATGCCGCTAATTGAAATGTTTTAAAATCTGTAGGGTCATAAAATCCTTCTCCGGTTGCATATCTATTAGATAGATACGCTTCAGTTTCTTTAACACCACCCACTAATTCTAATAAAGAACCGTCCGAATCAGTAACATCATAGTTACCTTGTGGTATTGTTAGACTTTTTAATTTTCTATAAGGCTCAACTTCGGTTTCACTTTGACCTTGTTCAGGTCCCCATTGATTTTGTAAAAAATTTGGTTTTCTTGTGTCTTGACCTACAATTTGTAATTCACTATCTACAGTATCAGGATAACCATACTCACCTTCGTTTGAATTTGTTTGTAAATTGTTGTTTATTGATACTTCAGTTGTTGGTAAATTTTCAGGTCCGTATTGATTTATAGCAATTAATACCGGTCTATCGGTTTCACCCTTTATTTCTAATGGACTATCAATCGTATCAGGAAAACCATATTCACCTTCATTAGCGTTAGTTTGAAAATTATTATTTATTGAAACTTCAACATTTGATAATGTTTGTGGTCCATATTGATTATTAGTAATTAATGTTGGTCTATCTGCGTTTGCTGTAGTTTCTAAACTACTTCCGACTGTGTCTTGTACTGTATATTCACCTTCACCGATAGTTGTGATTACTTTATCATTGTTTATGTACCATGCGGTAGAACCAAAATCAGATAATCCGTTTTCAGGTCTATAAACATTTTTTATAATAATTTGTTTTTCAGTATTATTACCGATAGTTTCTAAATCACTTCCAATAGTATCAGGATAACCATATTCACCTTCGTTTGTCTTATAATTTTGGTTATCATTTATTGTTACAGTATTACCATAATCTTTATTTGGTTTTTGTGGTCCGTATTGATTTATGGGTAATAATAATTTTTCTTGTTTGTCTCCAATTTGTTCAACGCTAGGTGAGTCTACAGTGCTGAAGTCATTAAAAGTAAATTCTGACGAACCAGGTTTACTTTCATTAGAAAAAGCATTATCAACTTTATATGGTGGAAGATTTCGCACCAAAAGCTTTTTTCTAAAATTTTCACTTGAATTAAATGATAGTGGACTCTCCATTCAGTCTTTTTATGATAAATAGATTGTTTTATATTTTTTTAGGAAATAACACCTTGTTGTCTTTTATACTGGTTTAATTTGTATAAAACTGTGTCCATAATTTCTTTTTGTACCTCGGGTTTTTTAAACATGTTAGTAATAAGATTATTGTCACCACTAATACTACCATTCAAGTTTATATTAATGTCAATACTTCCTCCAACATTTCCACCTACGTTTGATAATGCACTTCCTAAGTTGGTTCCAACAGCAACTTCATCACCGACAATTCCTTGATATATTTTACCTTTGGATAGAATCGTAGGGGCGGTGCCACTGTTTGGAAAAAACGCATCATTTATCGTACTAATATTTTCAAGAGACCTTTTTAACCCTTCAGTTCCCGTTTCTAAGGTTGTAGCACCAGCCGTTGCAACACCTTTTTCTAGTCTAGTACCTTCTGTTAATTCTTTTTGTGATAATGTCGATACATCACTAGTCAATTTTTTATAGGCATCCGCGGTTATTTTGTTTGTTTCTTCTATGTCTTTTATTAATTTTTCTTGTTCCTTATCACTCAAACTTAAAACAATTGCTTTTTCTATTTGTTGTAATGAGGATAATTGTTTTTCTTCAAGATTCATTTGACTGATTGCAATTTCTTCAGCTGTTTTTTTGGAATCAATTTCGTACTTATCGAGTGCGTCTTTAAAGTTTTGGTCTTTCATTAATTCAGTCAAGTCTTTTGTTCCTTCATCAAAACCAGGAATATCAACCCTGACTTTACCATCTTTATCAATTTGGGCTAAACTCGATAAAACTCCTTGTTGTGCTTCATCAAGATTTGATAAATCTACCGATTTACTAATAAAGTCTAATTTTGCCATCTCTCGACCAGACTCTAACATGTCGTCCAAATTGGCACCTGTCAGTTCTGCTTGTTGTCTTAATCTATATAAATCTTGTGTTGATGCGTCAAATGTTCCGGTAGCCTTATTAAACTTAAATGCTGATGCCGTAGATTTTGCAAGTTCATCTTGAAGACCAGCCATGTCACTTTGAGCCATATATAATAATTGGAACGGGTCTCCTAATTTACCAATCGCTCCTCCTAACATTTGAAATCCTGCTGCTGCTTCTATCGCACCTTCAGGGTCTAAAATTTTTTGTTGTAAACCTTTAGCTCCGATACTTTCAATTGAAGTTCTTAACATTGCCGCTTGTTTGGCCATGGTTTTTAATCCTTCTATACCATTTTTGAATCCAAATCCACCGGCCATTTTTAATCCGCCCTGTACCGCTTTCATATATGCCGCAGTATTAACACCCGCTCTTCTTGCTTCGTCGGCAATACCTCTCATAGTTTGTAATGCCTCCTCTTGAGTACCTCCCATCCTTACAAGGTCTGTAACCATTTTTGTTACTTCCTTATTTGTTAAACCAAAAGCCTTTCCTGTTGCAATTATGTCTTTTAAAAACACCGCAGATGGATTTACCATTCTACCCATACCTTCAGCTAATCCGGCAGCAGCTTCTTGGACATCTTTCATCGAACCTCCGAATTTCAAACTTAGTGATAATGCATCACTTAGAGTTCTTCTAAATTCACCTGCTCTATCCGACCCCTTTCCCGTAAAGTCGGCAATACCACCCATACTTCGCAAAATATTTTTTGCAGCAGTATCGATACCAACCATTTGTTTTTGTTGGTTTTGTACAATATCTGTTAATCCTGCAAGACCTTCAGTAACATTTGCAACGTAATCAGAAAATGCGGTTTCCATTCCTTTAAGGAACCCCGCTTCACCACCAAAAGATTTAAACTTAGATGAACCACCACCTTCTATTTCTGCGTCAAAAAATAACATGTTTTTATTTTATAAATAGAATGGACCTTATTTTTTATACATTTCAACAATTTTAGAAATGAAATATTTTCTTTCAAATGTTGGCATAACTAATAAATCCTTATAGGTAAAATTTAATTCTCTTGAGATTAAAAAGAATTCATCCATTACATTTTTTCTATATTCCGAAGAAAGGACGAAAAAATTCAGCCCCAAAAGTCACATCAATAGTAACTTTTTCTCCTGACGGGGCCATAATTGTTTTTAATAAATCTAATTCAGGTTCACACCTTCTTAAAAATTTTCTTAATTCTTTAGAGTCCATTATTGGTAATTGGTTCACAAATTTCGAAATCTGTTCTCTATTTGTTTCACCATCAACACTAACAATAGATTTTTCCAATCTTCTTGTTACCACAGGTGCAACCATTTTTTCAGGATATTGCTCCTTCATTTTATCGATTTCTCTTTCATCACCTAAATTTAATAAACGTAACTTTACCTTCTTTTTTGTTTTAGGAAGTACGAATTCAAAAAGACCTTCTTCGTTAGGTTGTATTTCAGACTCTTTTATATTAATGTTATCTAACATAATTGTAGTTTCAAATAAAGAATCAGTTTTAGGGTCTCTAATCTTGAAATCGTATTCACTACCAAAAGAAGTGTTTCTTAAAAATATCAAAATAGCCTGAACGTCAACATTAAGTAATTGGTTGATGTCAAATCCAGGTTCATATATTTTATTTTTAAGTAATGTATGTATAATACCATCATTTATAATATTTGGGGATGCCAAATAGTTTTCATCCATAGCGGTTAAATAACCAACCTTTAAACTTTCCTTTTTTGGTTTATAGAAAACACCTTTAGTTGGTAATGTAACTAAATCGTGTGGTAGATTGAAATCCATCTGTCCGTATTGTGCACTTTGGTCCATAATTTTTTCTTTAAAAATAACTTGACTTTAGTTTATGTAAATAAAAAATCCCACCTAAAATAGATGGGATTGGATAATATTTTATTTTGTTTTTAGTATACTAAGATACATCTATCAGGTCTTAATGTTGCTTTAACTGTAATTAAACCATCTTCACCGTAACCTAATGAATCAAAGTCAACATTTGTTAAGAATGTTCCTTGTAAAATCCATTTTTCAACTGCCACACCTGTTGGGTCCAACATTTCAAGGTCAATGTCTTTTTTATAACCCGCAGCATAACCCATACGACCTGTAACTGATTCAGCATGTAAACGAACCCATTCCATAAGAGCTTGTGATGCTGAAGGACCGATTGGGTCACGGAATGTAACGTCAATTGAACCCCATTTGAATTGACCTGCAACATATGTTTCAGTATTCAAGAACGGAATTGGAACTTCTTTAATTTCAATTTTTGGTCTTGAAGCACTTTCAACATACCAAGAGTTAATCCCCAAAGAAGATGGGAAAGTTATGATGAACCTGTTTTTTCTTTTTGGTTCATACTGAAAGGGCATTTTCATTAACAAATCAGCCATGTCTATCTATTTTTTTGTTTCTTTTATTTTTATTATAAATATATCCAACTAAATTTTTTTCTATTTACTTTGTTATTTTTAAAAATTATCGTTGCATTATAAGTATTTCTAGATTTCCTTTTTTTCTCCTCCTTTAGTTAAATAAGTTTTTACTAGTTTTTCAGTATCTTCATCATCTAAAAATTCTTTCATCTTATCTATATTTCTAGGGTCATCATCAGAAAAACCAATAATAGGTAGTATTTCATTATTTTCTACATCATTTTTGAAGAATGCCTTTTCACCTATTTCTTGAGCCATATCTTTACAATAAGAAATAAACTCCCTCATCGCTTTGATTTTCCCCTCTTCAGGATTAGTTGCAGACCCCTCACCGAAAGACACGGGATAAAATCTACAAAGGTCCAAATACTCACGTAATTCTTTTGGTGTTAATGCTTTTGACTTATTTTCACCAGTGACTTCATTACCGATATTTCTATATCTATAAAGGTTTTCGGCTAATGTTCTACTATTAAGACCATTCTTATTAGCCATTATTAAATTATACACACCCTCTTTTAAGGTATTTGGATTGTGTCCTCTTGCCGTGATGATTGAAAAAATGGAACCACCATTAATACACTCAACAAAATCATTCCAAGATGGACCGACAGATGCAACCATAGCATCTAATACAAATCTCTTATCACCTTTAACTCCAAAATTTCTAAATGGGTCTGGTGCAAAATCTACAACAGTTGTACCTTTATAACTAAATGGTTCTTTACCGATTTGGTGTCTGTGTTCAGCAAAGTCTTCTGTGGACATCGGAACCTCTTCGTCGTTTTCACTTAAAACAATAATTGACGTAGGCATAAACATTATATTATCATCCCAATCAAAAGCATAATACTTTGTATCGGGATTACCTTCTTCCGTAAAACCTTCGTTAAGTTTGTTTTTTACAAAATCCCTTACGTATTTATTAATATTCATTATTTTTTAAGTTTTTCTAAAAGTTTTTCTAATTGTGCTTCGGTGATAATGATATTTTGTTTCTTATCTGCGAAAGTTTGTTTTCCTTTAGTATTATAACCTAAAGATTCTTTGATTAATTTTTTTTCTATTTTCATAGTGTTATGTGTTAAATAATTTATGGGGGATATTTCTACCCCCCACTTATTTTATTTTTTTAGATATTGTCAAAAGACGCTCCTGTTGGTGTAATGACAAACTCGATGTCGATGTATTCTAACGCTCTTGTCGGTTTCAAGAAGATTTTACCTGTTAATGTATTTGAATCTAAATCTTCAGGTGTGTTAGATACTTGAACTCTAAAGTCAATCAAACCTCTATCTCTTCTAATTTGGTCTAAGATTGGGTTAACTGAATCCAAGAAATCTTGTCTTACTTTGTTATCATTTTGTTCGAACAATAATCTTACAGCCACCGCTGAAATCAATTTACGAGCTTGTAGTAACAATCTTCTTACGTTGATTCTGTCAAGTGCAGATTCTCTGATTTGAAGAGTTTTGTTACCCCAAATTACCGTACCTACATCAGAGAAAGTTGCAATTGGGTTGATTCTACCTTTATATAAAGTATCTCTATCGTCTTGTGTTAACTTACGTCTTGCTCTAATAGCATTTACTAAACCTCTTGTGTAACCCGCTGAAGCGAACCAAGGGAATGCGATGTTATCAGTCAAAGCTAAGTTTCTTACAACCTCAGAAGTTGCAGGAATATAGATTTGAGTATTATTAACCGTATCTCTTGTTAAAATCCAAGGGTAGTAAGTTGCGGTATAGTTTGAATCAATACCAGTACCCTCTAAATTATCTACCGCCTCTTGTGGGTAAATTAATCCTTCAGTAATGTCTTGATAAGTTGGTAAGAACATATTGAAGTCAGGTGTTGTAGTAATGTAGATTGAATCTGCTCTATCTGTTTCAATCATATCAATTGCATCTTCCACTAAGTTTGAGTTATTTACATAATCAATACCTGGTGTAGCGAACACATTGATGTTTGTTGATTCGGGGTTAGCAAATGTTGTTTGACCCCATTTGTATGCGTAGTAGTCAGTATTAGCCCAACTTTCTTGGTTAGGTCCTGAAATTGCTTTAAATGCTCCCCATCCTGATGCTGTAGGATATGTTACCGAACTTGCAGCACCATATTTGAATGCTGTTTGACCTAAAGCATATGAGTCACTATTCGTTCTATATTCTCTATAGATATCCCAACCATCAAAACCACCGTAAGCTAATAATGTAAACTTACGAGTATTCAATCTGTAGTATGGGTTATTTGTATCAGTTGGTTCTGAATTAAATGAACCAACACCTACTTCAAATGCCGATTGACCTGATGTGGCATAAGCGTTTGTTATAGTAACAACTGTTGCTCCACTATCCATGTGGAAACCTTTAGTTAAATAACCCCAAGCCGCACCTGTTGTGTCTGTTGCTAAACTTGCTGGAAGTTGTTTTCCTTTATATTGGAAGAAATCGTAGTCAAAACCTGTAATATTAGAAATACCTAAGTAAGCTCTTCTTGGGTTTTCACCACTTGAGATTACAGGATTATCTCCACCATTAGTTGAGCCGAAAGGTGGGTTGTAAATTGTTTCTCCCGCTGTGTAGTATTTTGTTTTATAAGGTACAAATGGAGGAGTTGCATTTGCATATTCTCTTGAGATGTAACCCTCGAATCCACAAGGTAGTGCGTTTGTTGGTGCTTCATCACTCATCTCCAACATAACATACTTAGACTTAACTTGGTATTCACCATTAGATGTACCGATTTTGTTTGCTATGTAGTTGTTTTGGGTTGGGTCTAATGAACAGTTTGTGAAACTTTCAAGTACTCTTACGTTTTGGTCGTTATCAAAGAAGTCTCTTACAAATACATCGAATGTTCCATTGTTGAATGAAATATTACCAATAGACAACTTAACGTATGTATTAGCTGAGTTACCGTCAGAGATTAGAACAAACTTAAATAATTTGAAAACTTTATTACCTCTTAGTTCAGAAACAACAAATGGTGTTTCAGGTGTTTGGTATTGTTCTAAATAGAATCCAAGACTATCTGAATTACCTGACCTTGCTCCTGGTAGACTTACCAAATTACAATATAAACCTCTAATTTGTCCTGCTCTATATCCTGTTTGAAGTAATGCTGGATATGTTTCTTCAACAAATAAAGGTACTTCAGTTCTTGATTTACCAAAGTTAGATGCTCCAAATACATTTCTCAAATAATTTTTATCGGTACTTAACATTGAAGTTTCAAATGTGAAATTATCATTATCGTAAGTTTTACCTGAGATTTGGAATATTGCGTAAGGGTCTTCAGTTACCGCTGAATAAGAACCTGTACATATCATCTTAACATCAGATGTACCTGAAACTTCATAGAAAGGTCCCGCATTTGTTGATGTATATGTAGATATACCTCTTGACCTTAATGTTGCAACTACCATATCATCATATGTTGTGTATGGTAATGCCGAGTATGTTGTTGTATAGAATGCAACAGTACCTGAGAACACACCTGAAGTAGGTGTTGTTGAAATACCTGAAAGTGCCGCTCCCATACCTTGACCATAGTAAGAATTAATTGTACCTGGTTGGTAATTAAATAAAGCGTAATACCAAGGGTCGTTAGTTGTTTGAGCGCTTAGTGAAGCTGCGGTCGCACCTGTCAATACACCCACACCAAAATTTTCAGTCCATGCTGAAATTGAACCTGTACCATTAAGTGTTACACCTGTTGTACTGTTAAATGTAGATGCACTTACCGTACCCCAAAATATTGCACTTGAACCTGAAGTCGATGCACTTGTTGAGTAAAGTGAAATTTGATTAGAAATGTATGTTTGTAAATCACCACCAATTGTAGATGTTCCACCGTTAAATTCAGTGTATGGTGTGTAGAAATTACCGCTTGCATTTAACGAAGCAGGTACCGATGTTAATGTTACGGTGCCACCTGTACTACCTGTAAATGTTACACCAACTGCCGTAGTTATACCCGTAGCCGTAATTGTTGCTGAATTTACATTACCAATTGTTACAATAGACCAAGATGGTCCAGCGTCGTAACCTGAAAGACCAAGTACTCTTGTAACAAAAAGTTGATTAGATTGTGATAGGTATGATTTTGCAATGTAAGCCAATTCATATTTTGGTATTTGTGTGTTTACAAATTTTTCAGGGCTAGTACCTCCGAAATATGTTTGGAATTCGTCAAAGTTTGTGATGAAAATAGGTTCGAAAGCTGGTCCCTGAAGAGTTTCACCAACCACTCCTAATGTAGTTACACCAACACTTTGTGCAACAAATGTTAAGTCTCTTTCTGATGTATACACACCCGGAGAAACAAAAACCTTATTAGATGATGCCATGTTAATAAAAATGTTTTTAGAATTTATTTTTTATATATAAATACATCACCAAATAACAAAAAACTTTACCCTAGTATAATATTTATCAAAGAGTAAGAATAAATTCTGCCTTTTTTCTACCATTATGAAAAACCAAGAAAAAAAAATAAAAAACTTAAAAATAAAACCTGAAGTACATACTATCTTAAAGGAGTATTGTGATAAAAATGGTTTGAAGATGTATAAGTTTTTAGAAAAACTAATTACCGATAATTGTAAAGAGGTTAAAGATATATACGGAGAGTAATTACACTAAGTATGCTACCGTTTTAATAACCGATTGTTTTGTATTGTCATCTTTGTAGACGGTAATAGATAAAGTATCACCATCATTTATTTGTATGGTTTCTAAATCATCCCCAACGTAATTATTATTAATAAATACTGAATAGCCGGAAGCACAAGACGTAGTGGTGTTGTAGGTTGCTCCTGTTATGTTTGAAAATGATGGTAGAGTTCCACCTTTAACACATATTGTACTCGTATTACCACTTGTAAGTGCAGAAGTTACTATATTCCCAGAACAATTAGTATAAGATAAGTTTGTATTTGTTTTTGCTGTATAAGTTGCATTATAACAACTAATTAAATTTTCTATTTCAGTAACTTTTAAATCTACCGAATACCTAAAAACTTCAGATAATTGTGTATTACCACTTACAAATAACAAATCTAAATCAAAGTTGTTAGGTCTTGGTGGTTCTATTTTGGTCTTTCTTGTTTTTACTCTTTCATCAGTTTCAAATAAAGATACTTGTCTTGATATCGCGGGGGAAACTTTGAATTCTGCTTCATCAATTAAAAGACCTTTTAGTATTAACGTATAACTTGCAATATAATATTTTCTTTTTTGTAAATCTTTAGCCGATTCATCTGATACCGTCTCCATTATTATTGGCATGTAGTGACCTTTAATTTGAGTGTACGCTTGTTTTGACGTGAACTTTTGCATAATAATTTTGTTAAACTCATTAAGTTCACGCATCCTGTTACAAAACAATTTAATATTATATGTAATATCAACAGGAATTGGTTGGGGTATTGTGTAAACATCCGCACCTTTTCGTTGTCCGTCCCATGTTGGTACAGTATAGTAAAAGAATTGTCTTCTGTTTGGTATATTCGCAGCTCCTCCTTGAAATGTTCCGTATTTAACTTCAGGAGTTCTTACTGTCGCAATAAATGGTAATGAAATGTTTTTATCTAAATCTTGGAAGTTCCATGTTTCAGTAAATTGTGACCAGTTTTGATTAGTTATGATTTTATCAACTGTCGGTACTAACTTTTCACCAACGACTAATTTCAAATCTTCTTTTACAAAATCTAAGATACCCAAATCTAAATCGGCATGTAAAACACCTTTAGGTAGAAAAGTACCATAATCAATAATATCATCTAACATTTGTTGTCTTCTTTCTTGACCAACTTTTTCAGGTGTTAGTGGTAAATGTTTTTTTACTTTACTTGGTAATGCCATTTTATATTCCTCTAAATTCGTTATCGGTTACTGGTGCCGCAATAACAGAACGGTAGAAAGCCTTGTAACCACCGTATGTATGTTTGTTATCAGAAAATACACGACCGTCATCTACAACACTATAATATCTAACTCTTGTTTCGTCTTCGTAATACCCAATATAATCACCATAGTTTATATCAATACCTAATTCCTCTAATTGTTTTTGATAAACGCCAACTTTCAAATTACCTGGTTCTGTTTGTGATAATTTAGCGGAACCATAATCAACATTAGAAGGAGCTTCAATTTGTACATATCCCTTGAATTCAACGGGAGGTAAAAACTGTATTCCATCTTCTAAGGTCTCACCGTACACATCATCACTAATAGTTCTTTGTCTATCAATACGGTATAAAACAAGGGTAAAATTCATATCCCCACCTAACCATTCATCACCCATAGAAATATCTAAGTTAAAGTCTTCTTCAGAAAAAAACTTATTTAGTCTGGTTATCGGAACTCTATTATCTGCCATACCTATAAATACTTTAATTGATTTTTTATGGATGTTTATTATATTTTATTATATCATGGAAGATTTTGTGCCTAAAACACCCGAATCAAAAGCCCTTTTAATATTAGACGATTATGAAGGGTCAAATAACTATATCCTTAACTTAAAACACAAAAAACAAAATAGTAAGTCTTTTGTTCCTACGAGACCTCAGGCCGATTACATCAATAATTATCATACCCTACAACCAAAAGTTGCAAAAAAATGGGTAAAGTTAGACTCTTATTTTGGTAAAAAACTAATGGAAGATAAGATGTATACCAAAGAACCTTCAGAAATTTATGTCGAGAAGTTGTTGGTTGAAAAAGATAAAGCTTATCATATTTGGGGTAAAATATTTTCAGGAGAAACTCTACACGACTTTTGGATGCCAAAGTCCGCATTACTAAAAGATAATGAAGTTAAAAACATTTCTATAGATTATGGTAAATACACCCATAGACCACCTATGGAACACCAAAAAGAGGCTATCGAAAAACTTGTAAGAAATAAAAAGTTTATTTTGGCTGATGACATGGGTCTTGGTAAAACTACCTCAACAATCATAGCAGCTTTAGAGACGGGAGCTAAAAAAGTTTTGATTGTGTGTCCAGCATCTTTGAAAATAAACTGGCAAAGAGAGATTGCAAATTATTCAGATAGGACCGTATATATTGCAGAAGGTAAAAAATTTTCAGATGAACATGATTTTGTTATTGTAAATTATGACATCTTAAAAAATTTCCATGATACAAAGGACAAAGAAAAATCAGAAATTATGAAAATTAATTTTGATTTAGTAATCATGGATGAAGCACATATGATTTCTAACCCCCAAGCACAAAGAACAAAAATTGCTAACGACATCGCAAGTAAATCAAATAGAGTTTGGTTGTTATCAGGAACACCTATGACATCGCGACCTATGAATTATTACAATTTATTAAATCTTGTTGATAGTCCAGTTGCTATGAATTGGATGGCTTATGCTAAAAGATATTGTAATGGATTTCAATTTAGTGTTGGGAAAAGAAAAGTGTGGAACGTTACAGGCGCATCTAATCTTGAAGAATTAAGAGAAAGAACCTCAACACACATTCTAAGAAGATTAAAAGAAGACGTTTTAGATTTACCTGAAAAAATTATCACACCTGTTTATTTAAGACTCAAATCTAAAGATTACGAAGAATTAATGGGTGAGTATTTTAATTGGTATGACCAGAACCCTGAAGAGTCTTCTTCACTTACAATTCAGTTTTCAAAATTGATGAAAGTTAGAAAAGTTATTGCTCAAGAAAAAATTAATAACACAATCGAGTTAGCCGAAAACATTATAGAACAAGGTAAAAAGGTTATTATATTTACAAACTTTACCGACACACTAAATCAAATCTATAACCACTTTGGTAAATCTGCGGTTTATTTAGATGGTAGTTGTTCTAAGTTCCACAGACAAAATGCGGTCGATGAATTTCAAACAAACGATAAAATCAAAGTATTTGTTGGAAACTTGAAAGCTGCAGGTGTTGGGATTACTTTAACCTCAGCAGAGGCTGTAATCATGAATGATTTGTCTTTTGTACCTGCAGAACATTCACAAGCAGAAGACAGGTCACATCGTATAGGACAAAAAAATTCAACATCAGTGTATTACCCCCTATTTGAAAATAGTATCGAAGGTGCAATTTACGACATCTTAAATAGAAAGAAAAAAATCATATCAACGGTGATGGGTGATGATACATTTGACGAGGCATCAATAATAGAAGAAATGTTAAATATGATTTCTAGAAACCGATGATATTTATATATCATGGACGTAAATATTGAATATATTGGAGTTGAACCTAGTAAAAGTGATAAAGTTTTAATTAACAATTTTATTTCACAACTTAAAAAAAATTATCCGTTAAAGGATGATATTGATATTCTATTTCAAAATAAAAGAACAGGTACGATGACTACAGGTTCAAGAACCGATAAAAACAAACTTAAAATTTTAGTAAAAGACAGATTAAATCGTGATGTATTAAGAACATTAGCTCACGAATGGTCGCATGAATATCAAAGAACAATTTTGAAAAGAAAAAAAGGAAAAGATATTGGTGGAAAAAACGAGGATGATGCTAGTTCACAGGCATCCCAAGAAATTAAAAAGTTTGAAAAAAATAATAAGGAAATGGAAAAAGTTATATACAAATCTTTTTCAGAACAAATTGAAAAAATTGAAACGTTATTAGAGGTTGAGTCATCAAAGAAAGAATTATTAATTAACGAAATAAAAAAAGTAAGTGTTGATAAACTTCCATATGAATATAATTCCTTAGAAAAATTTATTGATAGTGAAACAATGAATACTCACTACAACAAACATTACAAAGGTTATGTTGAAAAACTCAATGTCGAGTTAGAAAAAATTAAAGGAAAAGATTTAGACCTTGAGGAAATTATAGAAAAGATTTCAAAATTTAATAAGGTTGTTAAAAACAATGGTGGTGGTGCCTTTAATCACGCTTTGTTTTGGAAAATGTTATCTCCGAAAAAACAAGAAATATCCGACCCAATACTTTCTAAAATAAAAAAAGATTTTGGTTCATTTGAAAAATTTAAAGAACAATTTAGTGAAGAGGCTAAAACTAAATTTGGTTCAGGTTGGGCTTGGTTAATTTTAACAAAAAATAATAGATTAAAAATTGTTACAACATCTAATCAAGATAATCCTTTAATGAATACTGAAAAAGAAAATGGTTATCCTCTATTAGGGTTAGATTTATGGGAACATGCATACTACTTAAAATATAAAAATAAACGAGACGAATATATTAAAAACTTTTGGAAAGTTGTGAATTGGGGATTTGTAAACGACCAATATACAACACAAATTAAAAAGAAGTCTGTTTAGATTTGTTTTGATAGGATATTTATATAAAAAAATCTATGTCAACTACAGTTATTATCAACGAACCAGATAGAAGTAAACTTTACAAAAGAATACGTAATCTTTTGGGAGCACCTTTACGTTCAGTAGAACTTGAAGACGAAATGATGGACTCACTATTGGAGTTATCTATTGAGGATTATGAACAACACGTACAAGACTGGTTGATTGAATCTCAATGGACATCGGTTTACGGATTGAATCTTGATGAACAATCTATTACAAGAGCACTATCTACTCGTAGTATGGATTGGGAAACACAATTCACTTATGCATATTCAAAAATTGTAGGTTTACAGGCTGGTGGTGATTGGGTGTTAAAAAAAGATTATATCGACTTAGTGCCGAACCAACAAGTTTATGAAATACCCGCAGGTCGTGAACTTAACGAATTATTGTGGTTTGCAAGACCTGAATTGGACGCGGCTTACTTTGACCCATTCATGGGTGGATTTGGGGGTTTTGGTGGTATCGGTTTAGGTGGTGGTGCCGGTTTTTCACAAATGGGAACAACGGGTAATTATTTTATTACACCAGCATTTGACATTCTTTTAAGAATGGCAGACATTCAAATGAAAAGAAGAATTATTACAGGTGATTTAACATATAGAGTTACCGCATTACCTGAAGGAAAAAAAGCAATTCACTTGATGAATGTACCTGGTGGTAAGTTTGATTTTGGTAATATGAAACGAAATGACTATCGAGTTTGGTATTGGTATTATGATACTTACGATAGAGAAGATTGTTTGGCTAAAAACCCAGACGTTATTAGACTTCCTTCTGATGTTCCATTAGATAAATTAAGATGGGATAAACTTAATCCACCCGCACAAACGTGGGTTAGAAGATGGTTCACTGCATACTGTAAAGAAACTTTAGGAAGAGTTAGAGGTAAGTTTAGTGGTAATCTTAAAACACCCGATTCTGAGTTAACAATGGATTACACTTCTTTAGCAACAGAAGCAAAAGATGAGAAGGCAATGTTATGGGAAGAACTTAAAGCAAGACTTGAAAGATTACGTCCAGAAAAAATGATGGAACAAAAGGCTTTACAAGCGGAGAACTTAAACAAATTATTAAAGTTAAGAGCCTTCCAAAGCCCATACACAGTAATTTAATTTTTATGTCAGTATTTAGGTCAATACCATCGAGAAGAATAATCAATGGACATGAGATAACAACCTCAGATGTTGCGGTCGTTACAAATAAATCCTATTCAACAAATGGGGAGTCGGCGATTGTAATAAAAGATATTGATTCCTGTGATTTATTTTTAAATTCAAAAACGACAGACCACGTTGTCATCAAAGCTCTCACAAAAGTAAATGTAACTGCGGATTCTTTAATTGATGAGGAATTTGATATTATTGAGTTAGATAAAGGTGCCTGTGTTGAGTATAGAAAAATAGGTGACTATTGGTATATTTTATCTTCTGATGGATTGAAAAACTCTTAGTCGAAACTAAGAGCCATCAAATCACCATCAACATCAAATTCATAATATTCATCAGCATCTACTTTCTTTTGTTGTTGGACATATTGTTCCATTAGACTTCTGTTATTTTCAACCCATTCAGTGTCTACTAAATCGACCGTTCCTTCCAAATACATATAGTAAGGGTCAATACCTACATTTTTCCAAAACGTTAATTCTGTATCAGATAATGTTAATACTTCCTCTAACGTATCTTGGTGAGCCTCTTTCATAGGATAACCACGTACTAATTCAGTTTGTGTTTTAGTAAATATAGGTCTATCTTTTGGGTTTTCAATTAAAATGTCTTCTCTAATTTCAGGTTTATAAACAACAAGTAATGGTTCAATTCTTTTATTAAATGCCGCCAAATATCTCGCTT